CAATGATTATTTTCAATGTTGCAAAAATACAACGAAAAAACATTTGGATCGTGGTTTTTATGCAACAGGGGAATATAGAAAAGTGTGGTTTTTTTACAACAAACTTTGCTTGACTTTTGCCACTTGACCGGTTTTTCGCCCTGCGTTACTATCTCCGAGGGGCAGTGCGCCTCAAAACCCTCAAACCGAGCCGCCAAAGCGGCTCTTTTCACATCTGGAGCCCACATGGCCAAGACAATCACCATTGAGATGGCCGACGACGGCACCATGACAGTCATGTCTGACGGAATGCAAGAGCCCTACGTCTGCGAGAGCAGCGAAGATTGCATGCAGGTCGTTGGCCAAATGCTTGGCGGCGAGAGCGGCGAAGCATCTGAAGAGCAATCCGCAGAAGGCTACGGCCAGATGTGGGAGCAAGAGGCGGCCAACCGCAAACCCCAACCGGGCCTGATGGCCTAACCCCTGGAGAAAATCATGGACCAAATGTATTCCAACCCCGCTTCCCGCAACACCATGCGCGCCGCCGGCAACCCACTCAAGACTGGCGCAGCCATCGGCGGTGGCGGCAACCAGACACAAGGCAAGGGCCAGATTCCTGGCAAGGTGTCCGTGCCCATGCCTGGCACAAACACCACGCAGCCAGCCTACAAAGGCGGCATGGCCAAATCGCCTGCCGGGTTCAACAACGGCGTCATCAACGGGATGATCTAAGTCGTGGCGAACAAACCCGGCCTGTACGCCAACATCCAGGCCAAGCGCAAGCGCATTGCTGCTGGCTCGGGTGAGCGTATGCGCAAAGCTGGCAGCAAGGGTGCGCCGACCAAAGCGGACTTTGACGAGTCCGCCAAGACGGCGAAGACCGGCCTCATCCGTGGGGCCATGGGGAAGTCATGAAGACACCGGCATGGCAACGCAAAGAGGGCAAGTCACCTTCGGGTGGCTTGAACGCCAAAGGCCGGGCCAGCGCGAAGGCTGAGGGCATGAACCTCAAAGCGCCAGTCAAGTCCGGGGACAACCCACGCCGCGCTTCGTTCCTCGCTCGAATGGGCAACATGCCCGGACCCGAGCGCAAGAACGGAGAGCCCACACGCCTGCTGCTGAGCCTCAAAGCCTGGGGCGCAGACAGCAAGGCCGATGCAAAAGCAAAGGCCAAGGCGATCAGCGCACGAAACGAGGGCCTCATTCGTGGGGCAATGACCGATGGCAACAAAAAAGACGGGCGCAAAGCGCCTCGCTGAGCTGGCTGGGGCACCGCCCAAGCTGGCTACGGCGGAAGACCTGGAAGCGGCAGGACCGCGCACAGGACGAACACACGCAAAGCAGATCAGCTCGACCACGAGCAACGCGCCCCACCGAATCAACCTCAAGGCGGTGAGCGCCGCCCTGGTGGACGAGGGCTTCGACCCTGCGGTCGAGATGACCAAGATCCTCAAGGGCGAGGTGATGACCGACGATGACGGCAAGCCCGTGCTCCACCCGGTCACCGGCGAGGTGATGCGCACGTACCGCGTTGATGCTGACGTGCGCTTGCGCATGCTCAACGAGGTGCTGCAATACACGCAGCCCAAGCTCAAGGCCGTGGAGATGAAGGTCTCCGGGGCACTGGACCTGACCAGCGAACAGCTGGACAAGCGGCTCGGCATGCTGCTGGCCAAGGCTGCGAAATGATCAAGCTCGATCGCATCGACACTTCGCTGTTGAACGACGACGAGAAGCGGGAGCTGTACGAGCTGCTGCGACTGAGAGACATTCGGGCCAAGCGCAATCGCTTGGCCGCATATGCGCCATACGCCAAGCAGCGTGAGTTCCACGAGGCTGGCGCTGGTTTCCGTGAGCGGCTGTTCATGGCGGGCAACCAGCTGGGCAAGACCTGGGCTGGTGCGTTTGAGATGGCCATGCACTTGACTGGCCGCTATCCGTCCTGGTGGACTGGGCGGCGGTTTAACTACGCCATCCGCGCCATGTGCGGGTCCGAGTCAGCCGAGCTGACCAAGAAGGGCATTCAGCGCTTGATGCTTGGCCCGCCTGAGATGCGGGAAGAGTGGGGCACAGGCGCTGTTCCCTGGGACGCGTTGAAGGACACCAGCCTGAAGCAGGGTGTGCCTGACGCGGTGGCCAGCATCGTGGTGCGCCACGAGTGCGGCGAGGACAGCGTCTTGCAGTTCAACAGCTACGACCAGGGCCGGACCAAGTGGCAGGCCGACACGGTGGACATCGTGTGGTTCGACGAAGAGCCACCGCTGCCGATCTACTCCGAAGGCTTGACGCGTACCAACGCGACAGCCGGCCAGGTGTTTGTGACGTTCACGCCGCTGCTGGGCATGTCCGAAGTGGTCAAGCGGTTTCTGCTGGAGAAGCCCGCAGGCACGCACGTCACCACCATGACGATCAGCGACGCTGAGCACTACACGCCTGAACAGGCTGCAGCCATCATCGCCAGCTACCCGGAGCACGAGCGCGAGGCTCGGGCCAAGGGCATTCCAATTCTGGGCAGCGGCCGGGTGTTCCCGGTGGCCGAGGAGGCAATCAAGGTTCGGGCGTTCCCGATCCCACCGCATTGGCCGCGCATCGCCGCGATTGACTTTGGTGTGGACCACCCGACAGCTGCCGTGTGGCTTGCCTGGGACCGCGACCAGGACATTCTGTACGTCACCGACTGCTACCGACGCAGCGAACCCGGCATCGCTGGGCATGCGATGGCCATCCGGGCCCGAGGTGAGTGGGTTCCACTGGCTTGGCCGCACGACGGCCTGCAGCGCGACAAGGGTGGTAGCGGTGAGCAGCTGGCCAAGCAGTACCGCGATCAGGGCTTGAACATGCTGAAGGACCGGGTGACGTTCGAGGACGGCAGCAACGGCGTCGAGGCTGGCTTGTCTGAGATGCTGACCCGCATGCAGACAATGCGCTTGCGCGTGTTCGCCCACCTAGAAGACTGGTTTGAAGAGTTTCGGCTGTACCACCGCAAGGATGGCATGGTCGTTAAGATCAGCGATGACCTGATGTCCGCAACGCGATACGCCATGATGGGCCGTCGCTTTGCCAAGACGCAGGAAGAAGCCGAAGGACGCATGCGCAACGGGCGCATGCCTGCGCCTGTGCTGCCCTTTGGTGTGTTTGACGAAACAGCAGGATACTGAGGAACCCCATGGAAATCCAACCACAACAGATCGACGTAGAGGTCGAGGAGCAAGATCCAGAAGTGCTGCGCCAGCAGAAAGAGGAAAAGCTGCAAGCCTTTGGCGCTACGCTGGGCGCGCAGCGTGACGAGTGGATTCGATCGCGCAACTCATTCGGCGTCGACAAGCGTTGGATCGAGGACGAAGACCAGTACAACTCCAAGGACAACGTCAACAAGGCAGCCAGCCAGATGATGACGTCGGTGGAGCAGGGCTACCCGGTCACCACCCAACACGCCAAAGCGCACCGCTCTACGGTGTTCATTGGCATGACTCGGCAAAAGGCCAACGCGGCCGAGGCCCGGATCGCGGACATCTTGCTGCCAACCGACGACCGCAACTGGGGCATCAAGCCCACGCCAAACCCCATCATGATGGGGCAATCCAAAAACAACGAGCCTGCGGTCAACAGTCAAAACCGGCCAATCCTGGGCATGGATGGCAAGCCCACGCCGCCTGGCCAAATGCCGCCGGCCGGTGCGCAGCAGCTGCGCGTGCGCGACGTGGTCAAGGCGACCATGGAGCTGGCCAACAAAAAAGCAGAGGCGATGGAGCGCGAGATCGACGACCAGCTGGTCGAGTGCGAATACAACGGCGAGCTGCGCAAGGTGATCCACGACGCGGCTGTGCTGGGCACGGGCGTGATCAAGGGCCCGATCGTGACCAACCGCACGCGCAAAGCCTGGCAGCCAATCACCGATTCGACCGGCCAGACCGTGCACCAGATCGAGATTGTCAAAGAGGTCACCCCGGCGTCTTTCCGCGTTGACCCGCGCAACGTGTGGCCAGACCCCGGCTGCGGCGAGTCCATCCACAACGGCAAAGGCATCTACGAGCGCGAGCAGATGACCGCGAAGCAGATCCGCGACTTGGCCAAACAGCCAGGCTTCATGAAGGGCCAGCTGCGCAAGGTGCTGGAAGAAGGCCCCAAGCAGTCGGCCACGCTGCGTGAGCTGACTGACGAGGACCAGCGCGACATGGCCCGCCTGACTTACGAGATGTGGACTTACTGGGGCGAGGTCGAGCACGAAGACCTGGAGGCCACAGGCGTCTCGCTTGGCGAGAAGGACCAGCTGCGATCGATCAGCGCCTGCGTGGTGATGATCAACAACACGGTGGTCAAGGCGTTCCTCAACCCGCTGGAAGGCGGCGACCTGCCATACGACTTCTACGTGTGGGAAAAGGTTGCTGGCAGTGTGTGGGGCTACGGCATCCCATACCTCATGCGCGCACAGCAGCGCGTGCTGAACGCCGCGTGGCGTCAGATGATGGACAACTCCGGTGTGTCCAGCGGCCCGCAGATCGTGGTCAAGCCCAACTCCATCCAACCCGCCGACAAGCAGTGGCAGCTGTCTGCCCGCAAGATCTGGTACGCCACG